CCCACTGTAGCTGACGACATGTGAGCGGTCGATATCCTTTCTGTAGCGGATCATGATAGAGTGCGTGACTTCTGCTTGTGTTTGCTGAGACTGCCAGTATTCGCGTCCTCGCAACGGCCTAATGTTAGCCCAGATCGTGGCTACATCCGCTAGACCGTCATCATCTTCATAGCCTCCTGCTCCATCTGGGAGAGGCTCATGCTTCTTGATCGTGATCCTCTTATTTAGCTTTCCCGGGTTCATGTTGCACACACTTCCCTCAATTGCAAAATCATCGTTTGCAGCGATTGTTTGAGTTTATCCAGCGTCTTATCATCCATTTCATAATGGATGGCTACCCATACCATCACGGCAAGCTTGTACAAAGCATGATTGGATTCTGTTACTCCAGCATTGGCAAGATATTCTTTGGCGGATTCCAGAAGAATGGCGAGTGTCTGATCTCCTGCATCGTCATCCATCCGCAGGTATTCCTTGACTTCTTCCAAAGAAATGTTAGCCATTCACATCATCCGCCTTACTCCGCTTAGATTTGGGTGTTCCAGCAGGTTTAGCTTCTTCTGATTCCTTCTTCGGTTGTTCTGGTTGTTCAGGCTTTTCTGGTTTCTCTGGTTGCTCCGGTTCCCCCGGAGACGGATTAGGGAGTAGTTTTAACTTTAGCAATCCGGAATGCAGATTTCAATTTGATTTGGTGATCAAACCAAGCGGTGACCACAAACTGTTCGATGCCTGTTTTTACGTCTTTTTCTCGATCATATAGCGCATTTAAGTCATAGTTGAAATGCGAATAGGCAAAATCCCCAATGACCGGACTCTCCGCAGAGTCACAAAATATAACCGGCTTGCCTAATACTTGTTCCGGCTGTGCCGTATACAGCGTTGCACTGCCATTGGCTAAGATTTTGATAATGTTCTTGTAATCTTGGTATCGCATGACGATTGTAGCATTTTCCCGGTAATCTTCATGTAAATCTGCAATGGCATCGGTAATGGCATCAAACATATTTTCTGCCACGATTTCTTTAATTCCTGATTTATAAAAAGACATATGCTCTTCCCCTGTTTTGGGCTTGGTTGCAAACGCGACTTTCTTTTCTTTTGCGGCAACACCGGATTGTAGTGCTGTCTCGACGTACGAAACCAAGTTAGCATCTGAACCATTGATGACCGTCTCAGAAACGCCCGCAAGCACCTTGAATTTATTTCGTCCGAAGGTAACGGTATCTCCATCTGCCTTCATTTCTTTTGCTGTTTCGGTGTCCGCAATAAAGTCATCGTCATCCAGTGTGAAATGGAGTTTAGGGATTTCCAGGTTCGTAATCTGTGTAACCGATGAAAGTTGACGCAACGGGTTTTTTACAGTTGGCTCAACCAAAATGTCCGTCGATACCGTTTTAGGTAAGAATTTGTTACCGCCAGTCGTATCGTTATCCCCTAATGCCTGAAACACGTCTTGCGCAACAGCTTGTTTCTGCATGGTTGCACGGATGAGTTCAGCCTTTGCCTGGATTTTCTTCTGCACAGGATCTGCGGTGTTTTGGAGTCCTTTATCTGCCTTTAGTTTTGCGGCCTGTTCAGCTTCAAGCGCATCATGTTGCTGTTTCACGACATCAAAGCGCATTTTCAGATCCTCTTTGGATTTTTGCAGGGCTTGAATAGCTTCCATCGTAGTGCTAGGATCGATAGCTTTGGCCGCTAGATCACTTTCTGTTTTTTGAAGTTGCTGACCAATTGTAGCTAGATTCTGTTTCAACTCATAGAGTGTTTTCATTCAAAAATTCCTCCTAAAATAGTTTGGATATAGGCTGCATGTGCCTTTGATTCATCAGCAATTTGTTGTCTTTTTGCCATATCACCCGCTGAAATAGGGGTTTGTTGCTGTGAAATCAGTTGTTTTGGAACATTTTTGTATCTATTTATGAATTCATCACTAATAGATGCAGCCATCGTATTCGCTTCCTGAACTACATCGCATAAGCCATATTCAAAGGCTTCCTCGGCAGATAGCCACGTTTCCGCATCCAGCATGTCTTGCAGCTTTTCATCGGATAATTTATCCCCTGCTTTTTGCAAATACACCTGTTTGCTGGAGTTGCCGATACGGTCCAGATCGTCGGCTATTTTTCTCATTTCTGAGGCATTTCCCCAAGCAAATGTCCAGGGATTATGAATCATCAGCATGCTATTTTTAGGCATATAAATTGTGTCACCTGCCATGGCAATGACACTGGCAATCGATGCCGCTAAAGCATCTACATACACATTTACTTTTGCTTTATGCCGTTTCAGCATATTATGAATCGCAATTCCTTCGAAAACAGACCCTCCAGGCGAATTGATATAGAGGTTGATGGTCGATATGTCGCCTAGGCGATCTAAGTCTTCTTTAAAGCTAGATGCACTTGTATCGACTTCGTCCCATTGATACGTAACAATATCCCCATAAATAAAAATGTCAGCTGTGCTAGTTCCGTCAGCCGACATCTTCATCTCCCAAAACGTGTTCTTTTTTGGTTTCCCCACGCTCTTTCACCCCCTTTCGCTCTGCCGGATCCATGTTTAAAGGGTACATGTCACCGGATATCCAGAGCTCAGATGCTTTTCCACCTTCTGGAGGCAAATCCTCATACATCCTAACTTCATCCGGTTTCATCCCGGCGCTTCGGAGCATCATCTGATAAAATTGTGTTCTTGCTGCCGTGTCTCCGCGTAATAGTGCGCCAAGGTTAAATTTGAAGTAATATCCGGCTTGTCTTTCTTCTGGCGTGAGCAGTTTTCGATTCATTTCCTGCTCGTATTGACGTACGGTAGGCGTTAACGTCATTTGGACAAACTGGATCATCATTTGTTCTGCTTGGCTTCCCTGTCCTTCCTCATTCAGAAAATTCACAGGCAAGTTGAATACATTCGCTACTCTGGAACGTGTGATTTTTTCAGAAGCCAGTGTGTCCGAAGCCACATACTTACGCTCCATATTCGTCACCGTTACCCCTGGCTCTTGGAACAAGATTCCGCCATTTTCTTTGTAGAATCGCTTGAAATCATCCACAATTCGCTGTCTTTTTTCAGCGTCTACGCTTGCTCCATATTCCAAGATGAAACTGTCTTTCTTCTGCATTTCGGACAAGCTAAATTCTTGAACTGCTTTGTCATATTCCAGGGTATTTTTCAGCACCTCGATGGGACTAATCCCTTTCCAGCGAGCCGCACCCGTGATGTGCTTCACATGAAACATGTTCATGTTGTGCAGGTAATACGTTCCGTCCGTTCCCCTTACTTCATACCATAACTGGCCGTCATCTTGATTGAGAATAGGCGTAACATAAACCGGATCAATCGGAATTAAAGCTTCAGGCTGTAGCCTAATGTCCCTCATAATCACAGCATAGCCGTTCCCTGTTTCGTTGCGGGATACTTCCATTTTATTCAGCCATTCAAACCCTGACATATTGGGATTTGGGTGATGAATCAGCATATCCGCTGTCTCATTCATTTGAATGTCGTAGTCTTTGTATAGTTTCAGTGGCAGGCAGGATAGGGCATTTGCAAGGCGGCTCACCACACTAAATATAGTTTCATTTGTGGCCAGTTTCGTGTTATCTATCCCCCAAAATCGACGGCCAAACCACGTTGAAAAATCAAACGAAGACCCTTTCCACCCGGCTACTGCCCCTCTCATGGCGGATTTCATTTTTCCAAACCATTTCACATTTCCACCCCCTATCAATGAAAGAGATCACCGACAGAAAGAAACTCAATGTTTCCATTTCCTTTCGGCGCTACAAGCTTTTCCATGACGAAAACATGAGCATTTAATAACGCTGCAAAACCGTCAATTTTCCGGTATCTGTTTTGTTTCGTTGGCCGCCAATTTCGATTACTATCTTGGGTCAATTTCACGTTGTTGATATACCATCTGAGTAATTTGTTTTCATTCGTAATCACTTTTCCGTCGTAAAACATTTCTTTCAAGTCGGAAAGTGGTTTGGTTAGTGTCTCGGCTCCCTGTCTGACAATCTCGGTTTGAAATCCGCAGGATTCTAAAGCCTTAACCAGACGAAACGCCTTCGCCCTATCGTAAGCGATCTTTTCAATACTGAATGTTTTGGAATGGTTAACGAACCAGTCATAAATCATCTCAAACTCCACATATTCGGCTTCACAAACCGTCAACGATCCATCCTCTACAAACTGCATGTATGGTATTTTCTCATTGTTAGCCAGCACTTTCTTTCGAGGTATCCAAGAATGAGATAACACAAATATTTCTCCCGTATCTAACGGAAATTCAAGACAGGCTGAGGTGAAGTCCTCTGACTCTGATAGGTCAAAAGATCCTATAGCCGTCTTCCCGTTTAAGGAATCGATATCTAAATGCTTGTTATTTTTCCTAAGCGTGTTGAAGTCAATAAAAGACATTTCATCTGCTTTTACAAAAATATTGAACCGTTTGACAATCATATCTGATCGTTCAGCAGGAATGTTTTTTCTTTTCTCCCACGCATTTTTCAGCTTTTCAAGGTCATAGGTGACCCCTAAGTTAGGATTGGCTTTCCCCCACATGTCGGGGTTATCGATTTCTTCTTCACTGTCTAATTCAGCCATATAATAAAAAGTTCGTTCGTCTGAAACTACGCCCTCAAGGACATCTGCACCAAGCTCATAATAATCTACTAAGGGACCGTCTAGCTGATAGCCGGCAGTCGTAATATACAGTAACAAAGGCTGTTCCCGTGTATCTGTTGAGTTTTTGATGATGTTGATTAAATCGTAATTTTTATACTCATGAATCTCGTCAAATACCGCCAAATGTGTGTTTAACCCGTCCAGTTTTTCTGAATCAGACGCTTGAGGTTCAATGATTGAATTGGTTTGCTTGTATTCGATCACATCCCGTAATGCTTTCATTTTTTTCTTTAGCTGCGGGGAGGCTTTGATCATTTTTTTACATTCATCGAAAATGGTCTTGCGGACCTGTTTCATACTATTAGCTAATACATATACATCGGCCCCCCGTTCGCCATCTTTTGTGCAACCATAGATGGAAATTCCAGATGCAAGTCCCGATTTTCCGTTTTTTCTGGCAATAAAAATAAGACCCTCTGTAAAGCGTCTTAATCCCGTTTCTTTATGCACCCAGCCATACAGATTGCCAAGGATAAAATGTTGCCAGGGTTGCATGATCATCTGTTTAAACTTTCCCTTAGATGGTTTGCAGAACCTTTCTATAAAAATAATGGGGCGATGACCTTTTACCTCATCGAACACATAGGGAAAGTCCTTACTTCCTTGTCTTTTTAGATCATCTAAATGCCTTTTTCCAGCTAACATCACCTTATGGCTTGCCAAAATGTGACCTTGTACCACCTGCTCAGCATACCAATTCGTTAATAACTCGGAAGAAGGTTGCGATAAGATCCCCGGAAGATTAGAAGTCGTCGAAGTCATCGTCATCTTCACTCACTACTTTCTTGCGCTGAGCAGGCGTTAATCCAAGTGATTTCAACAGGTTATTGAGTGTTTGTACCGTCTTTGTCAGTTCGATAGAAAGGGGGTTTTTCACTAAATTTGTGGCCCCTGCCTTGTTGGTATATTCGTACATAAGCTCAGACTGTTTAATTTCCTTCTGAAGTCTCCGATAGAACTGGTGCGTTTCAATGTACAACTGAATCAATTGTTCGTCGGATTCTTCATACGTTTCTCCTAAATATTCCCTGATGAGTTTGGAAGTAGGTACCGCCATTTCAGGTTACCCCCCTTTCATGAAAAATTTATATTTGGTGTGAACGATGGGGGCAGTCGGTTTGGAAAGGCTCTTAGCTCCTAGAAAAAGGGTGGGGGGGTATGCTAAACATACTCCCTATTGGCTTTCTCCACATGAACCTTGATCTTCTTACTAACCTGTTTTCCCCCGTTACCATGTTCTTCGTTGTGACAACTTAAGCAAAGACTCTCCAAGTTATCCATGTCCAAACCCTTGCTCCAATCGTCTGTAAGATGCACAATATGATGTACCATATCTGCTTGAGTGATCTTCTTCTGTTCTAAACATCGTTGACAAAGATAATGATCTCTGGTAAGGACTGCTTCCCTACACTTCTTCCACGCTGATAAGTTGTAGAAGTCCCTGGCTTCTTTATTACGTTTGTATTTGTCATACACCCTGGCTTGTTCTTGCCTATTCATTCGATCATCTGCCCCTCTAAGCTTTGACTTAGGAGACTCATGTCTTTTACTATCTTCTCGCGTAAAGCTATTAGCTCTTTTTCCAATTTCTCCAGTCGCTGCTGGTCCTGTCTTATCTTCGAATCTGTGAGAAGCACCGTGTATTCTTTCCCGCATCTAGGACAGATGAAGTAGGTTTTCTCTATGTCTGCTTTGACATTTTTAGTCTTGACTTCCCCCACCAAAAATTCCCTTTTGCATCCGTCATTACACGTTACTTTCATCCTGACACCTCCTTCGTCTTTTGAACATGTGGTTGTAACGCCATAAGAGCCCGTATGAGACGTTTTTATATATTATCCAATACTTTGGTCATCTGATAAACAGAATCGCTCTATGAGTCTCTCAGAGCGCCTAACGATGTGCTCTATCATGTACGTCTATTCTAGTACTGT